CTAAAGATGCTGCAATCATAGTGTCAACAATTCTTCCATTAATTTTTATACCCATGGATCTAATCCAACAAATATCATACATTGCATTGTGAAATATTTTTGTAGATGTAGTTTTACAAATATCTGTAAACCATTGAATTACTTTACTTTTTTCTAAGTTACCACCACCCTCGTGATCAAACGGAAAGTATCCCGAGTAACCTTCTGTTGCAACTGCAATACCCACAACTTTACCTTTACCAACAACAGAACCTGATCCCATAGTTTTTAATTCTGGGTCATGTGTTTCTAAATCTATTGCAATCTCTTCACAAAATCTTAAGTCAGGAAATTCTGTAGGTTTAACCCACTCTGTTTGCGCTTTAAATATCATTTGTAATCCCTTTCAATAATCATCTCTATAAAATGTATTGCTTTCAATAAGTCCTGTTTCTTTCCTTTATCACGGTGTCTAATAATATATTTTATAGCACATCCTTCTGGATATAGCAATTCATTCTCAACAACAAACTTACTTGGTTGAATTTTATATTTTTGATAATGTGATCCTCCGTGTTGTTTATCCCAAACTTTAGACATTTAATTCCTCCTTTATGTATCGTTTTAATTCTTTGTCTTGCACATTATCTGGTATCTCGTTCTTGTAAAATATCTCGTAGCTGTCGCTACCATACTTACCAATACCAAATAATTTTGTTGCATCCTCACCATCCCATCTTAGATATTCTTCCGACATCCTCCATATACGTTGTGCTCTAACATTATGCATGCCTAGTTCTTTTATAATATCTGCAATAGTTTCTCTATCAGATTCTAATAATTTTTGTGGCGTTGGAAATTTATCAAAAAGTTTTGGTAAAATCTTTTTTACTTTCTTACGTCCAGTTTGATTTAGACAGATGACACCTACCATATGTTGCCACACATTCTCTACTTGTTGTTGTACCATTAGATCATCTCTCATATTTTAAATTCCTTAGATTTGTTTTGAGATTTAATTAAATATAAATTTTTCATAGTTCTAGTTATACCCACATACCAAACACGATACTCTTCATCTTGTTTATGCACAGATTTTTTTGCTCCTTTAATTGTATTTGCTGTGTGATTTAAAAATAAAATAACATTAGTTGCTTCACCACCTTTAGCTCCATGTATTGTTGATACTTTTATTCTTGCGTCTTTCGTTGGATCTTCATTATTTAATAATAACAATCGCATGTAATGTATCTGACTTTCAGATACATTATCAAATGCATCATACCATTTTAATGATAGATTCATGGTTCCTTTTATTCTTTCTTTTATTCTTTGTAATTGTATGTCTGGAAGGGTAACTTTTTTTTGTAATTGCGACCAGTATTGTATATCTTCATATAAACTTTTTCCAATACTATTTCCCTGTGCAGTGTTAAAAAATAAACCTTTCTTTTTTAAATAAGTTGGTATCGGTTTTAATAATGATTTAGTTCTAGTTAATATTAACCAATCACCTGTAGTCATATCAATGTCAGATAATTTATATCTTTCATAAATCTCTCCTGGTTGTTCTTTAGGTAAATATTCTTTTAATATTCTATTATCTATTCTACTAATGACATTTAATGCAGTTTTTTGTATAATACTTGGCACTCTTTCTGATTTTGTTAAAGGTATTTCTTCTGCATCATAATTAATAAAAGAATCTACATCAGCACCAGCCCAACCAAATATTGCTTGATCATCATCACCAGCTACCCACACATCACATTTTGTTTCTTGTTCTATCTTATTTATCATTGACCATTGTATTAATGATAAATCTTGTGCTTCATCTACAAATATTACATCTAATGGTGGTATATCATCTGCATCTAAAAATTTTTGTATCATGTCAGTGAAGTCAATCAACCCATAAGTTTTTTTGTAATTGTTTATTTCTTTTTCTATAGCATCCAGTTTATCTCTTTCTATTCTAGATAAATGTTCATTTAGATCTAACTGCTCTAATACAGATATTTGTTTTACTCTTGCAAGATTTATTAAACTTAAATACTCACTATCTGATGAAAATATACCATTCCAATTATTTGTTTCATAAGATGCATATTTAATTTGAATACCACAAGTCTCACCTATTCTCTTGTAGTTAAGATCTTGCATAACATTTTCTTCTTTTAATCCAAGTCTATTAAATGCTAATGAGTGTAGTGTTTGGAAATATTTTATATCTTTTTTTGTAAGTTCTTTTTTTATTTTTAAAAACCTGTCCCTTGCTTCACCTGCAGCTTTTCTAGTAAATGCAAAATATCCTATACGATTTAATTGTGTGCCTTGGTCAACATACTTTTGTACTTCATTTAATAATCTTCTAGTTTTACCTGTGCCTGGTGGACCTACTACTTTATATCTCATTAGTAATTACTCTCTTTTCTTTCTACAGGTTTGTATTCTATTTTATCTATGTGTAATTGTTTAACTCTACATACTTTTATTGTCTTACCATCTACATTTAAAGAATGATTAAACTCTACATCACATTTGTCTTTTAATTTTTGTGCTATTCTTTCTTCTGGTATTTTCCAACTAGAACCTAGATGATCTAAAAAAGAATTAAATCTAAAAAAGTGATGACCATCTTCTGTCAAACAAGATCCACTATTAATTTGTATTCTTTCTCTTGCTCTTGGTCCATTAACACAATATTGAAATAGTTCTTCTTTTAATCTATCACCTATCTGTGTGCCTGCTGGTGGTGTAATCTTTGTAGAATTTTTTCTAAACTCTGTAAGTTTTGCTCTAAAATCTTTTGGTTTTAACGGCTCGTGATATATACCTGTCTGTTCCCATATCAAATCTAATAGTTCTGTTTGTTTAGTAATCAATCTCCTGTGGTTTGCAACAACACCTGCTTTAGTTCCATCAGGTAATGCTACGTTAAATCTATATTCTGGTTCTGCATACATTATAATCTCAAAGTCTGTAATGTCTGGAAACATTGTAATACTATCTGACTTAACTCCAAACGGTCTTGAATAACAAAGACTACGCATACACTTACTATGTATTGGATCTTCATAACAAGTATGACCTGCAGTATCTTTTCGCCATGCAGATATTTT